CCCGTTTCGAGTTTGCCAAGTCCATGTTGGATGCCCTCAACAAGTACGGTCACTTGACTGAAAAGCAGATGGAGACTGTCCAGCGCCTGACCGTGCAAAACGCCGAGCGCCAAGCTCAGTACCAAGCAGAGCGTCAAGCCAAGGCGGAAACAGCCCCAGAACTGTCTGTAGAGGCTATAGAGGTGGCTTTCAAGACCGCCAAGGATGCAGGTGTCAAGTTCCCCAAACTGCGCCTTGACGACTTTGTATTCAGCCCTGCCAGTGAGAAGAGCGCCAACTTCGGAGCCGTGTACATCAAGAGCAAAGAAGACGGCTTGTATCTGGGTAAGGTTATGGGTGGCAAGCTGTTCACTTCCCGTGACTGCACCGCTGAAACTAAGGATCGCATTGTGGCGATGGCTACCGACCCCAAGCAGGCGGCAATTGCCTACGGCAAGCGTTTCGGTGCATGCGCAGTGTGTGGACGTGAACTGACTGATGGTGACAGCATTGACCGTGGCATTGGCCCCATCTGCGCAGAGAAGTACGGTTGGTAAGGGTAGGGGGTTCGCCCCCTTTTTTAACTAAGGAAAAGATATGATGGCTTATTGCGACTACATCGCCAAACGGATCAAGGAAGCTTTAACAGTTCCTGATCCTGAAAACAACATCCTCGGTCATGTTGGCAACGTGAACTACGACCTTGGCGAGAACGGAGAGTTCTACAGCACCATGAAGACGATTCATGTGTTGGACGTGACTGGCAAGCGGTACAAGATAACTGTGGAGGAAAACTGATGATTAACTTTATGTTCGGCTTTGTGTTCGGTGTGATGGCATGCACCATTGGGTTTAGCGGCATGGCGAAAGTCGCTGACAAGGGCGTGGAGTCCATGCAGACCACGGTCAAAGAAGTAGCGAAGTGATCGAGACCATTCTTGCTGTGTTGGCGATTGGCTTGTCAGCTATTTGTTTGTTCATAACCATTGCGGTTGGGTACATTTGGTTTCTGTTTGTCTACCAGATGAAAGAAATTCGTAAGGTAAGAGAGTTAAAATCACACCATGGAGAAGGTAATTGAACGCATCCTCACCTACACAACCAAAGCCCGTGGCATCCACGGTGACCGCTCGGTTCAAATCAACACTGGCTCGGCTTATCGGTGTAAAACCTGTGGACAAGTCTGGGCAATCAGAACCCACGCTGACAGCCATAGTTGCCGAGACGATCTGGTCAAAGGAGTGGTGCGCCAAGGAGCCAGCACTAGCGGCACTGGCGATTGAAGCTCTGCAAGACCGAGTGGGAATCCTCGAGGACTACATCAAGGCAAAGGAGCCAAAGCCCCGCAAGAGACTGTTGTCCAGAAACCCAGATGCTGTATTGCTGAACACACTTTTGCCGAACACAACCTTTATCTTGCTCCGCTCAGGCGAGATGTATCGCACACACCCACACGGCTGGAGCCAACAACAGGAGTGTGGCACGGATAGGATTTGTAACTTGCATGGCGCATCCCGTGTGATGCCATTAACATTTCCTTCAATTTGATTTACACTCGCTGTTAAAGGAGCAATCCATATGGCGAGACCAAAGAAGACTGAGATCATTGAAGCGCAACCCACGGCATTGGAGCCAAAGCCCAAACGATCTGTGGGTGCTCCTACTCTCTACACCAGAGAGAAGGCTGTAGATATATGCGCAAGGATCAGTAACGGTGAATCACTGGCTCAGATGGTCAAAGACCCTGACATGCCAGTGCAATCAACTGTATACAAATGGCTTATAGATAATCCTGAATTTTCGGAGATGTACACAAGAGCAAGGGAGTGGCAGGCTGATACCAACGCTGACCAGATACTCCAGATCGCTGATGAGCACCCTCCTGAGTACACGGATGACAAGGGGCGCACGTCGCTGGACTCTAGCTACATCGCATGGCAGAGGAGCCGTATAGACGCTCGTAAGTGGACAGCTATGAAGTTGAAGCCCCGCAAGTACGGTGACCGCATGCAGATGTCTGGTGACTCGGAGAACCCTTTCGAGGTCAAGGTGGACTTGGGGATATTCGAGACTATCCTGAAGGCTGTGGAACTCAAGCGCCAGACCGAGTCCAATGTCTGAGCTTACAGATGTCTTACAAGATGAAGAGGTCAGACGCAAATATGCCCTGCTCCATCCTGAATCCCGTGCCGCCTTCGATTGGAGGGCAAAGTGGCTCACCACCGCTCACAAGCACCAAATCCTTCCCGCAGGCGATTGGTGGACGATATGGCTCCTGTTGGCTGGTAGGGGGGCAGGAAAGACCCGTACAGCCGCCGAGCAGATCGGATGGTGGGCATGGGAGCAACCCAACACCAGATGGCTCGTAGCCGCCCCAACCTCCTCCGATGTCAGGTCAACTTGCTTTGAGGGTGAGTCAGGCTTGCTGGCGGTAATCCCTCCCTTACTCGTAGCTGACTACAACAAGACCGCCCACGAGATACGCCTGACCAATGGCTCCCTGATCAAAGGCATCCCTGCGTCCGAGCCTGAGCGGTTCCGAGGCCCCCAATTCCATGGGGCGTGGTGTGACGAGCTTGCCGCATGGGAGTACCTGAAGGACGCATGGGATCAGATCATGTTCGGTGTGCGACTAGGCAAGAAGACCCGCATCCTTTGCACCACCACCCCAAGACCCAAGGACTTGATCGTGGAGCTTATTGGGAGGGAGGGCGAAGACGTTCACCTGACTACCGCCTCGACCTACTCGAACATTGACAACCTAGCGCCAAGCTTCCAAAAGCAGATTCTCCAGTACGAAGGAACCAAGCTGGGCAGGCAGGAGATTTACGCTGAGATCATTGACCCTGAAGAGGGTGGCATGGTCAAGCGAGAGTGGTTCAAGCTGTGGCCTGCCAAGAAAGAACTCCCCAAGTTCGAGTACATCGTCCAGTCCTACGACTGTGCCTACACGGACAAGACGATCAACGACCCTACCGCCTGCATCACCTTCGGTGTGTTCAAGCCCACGGATGGGGCTATGAGCGTGATCGTGATCGACTGTTGGCAGGACAGGCTCCAGTACCCTGACCTGCGCCCCAAGGTGGTGGAGGAGTACGAGACGGTGTTTGGGGAGGGTGTGGACAAGAAGAGGGTTGACCTGATTCTGGTGGAGGACAAGTCGTCGGGCATCAGTCTTATACAGGACTTGCAACGGGCGCACTTGCCTGTTCGGGCGTACAACCCCGGTCGAGCGGACAAAGTCCAGCGCCTGTCCATCGTGTCCAACATCATCATGGCTGGGCGTGTCTGGATACCCGAGTCAACAGTCAACAAGGGCTACGTCAGGGACTGGGCTGAAGGCTTTGTGAGCCAGATATGTAGCTTCCCTGAGTCCACCCACGACGACTTTGTGGATGCCTGCACCCAAGCCCTGCGCTTCCTGCGGGATGCTGGGTGGCTGAACATCGACCCACCACCAAGGGATGACTACGATGACGACGACTACCTCGAGTACACCAAGAAGGTCGAGAACCCATATGCGGCATAAGGAGCATCCATGAGGCTATGCAAGTGCGGTGGTGAGGTGAGGGAGCACGAGTTAAAGGGCGATAAGGTTGCTTGGACGTGCAACTCCTGCAAACGGTACGAGATCATTCAAAGGGAACCCTTAGATGTATGTGATACGCTAAGGACGGTGAAAGCGGATGCTGGCGGCATAGCAATGCGTGTCGAAAGTCACTTCCAGACGTAGCGAGTAGCCAACAAACCATTTGCGGCATAAGGAGAAGCCATGATTCACCTCATGCACGAGGGTGGCTATAAGAAGATCGGACTTAACCTCTACTTCACCAAAGGCGGCTTCGTTGTTAGCTGGGTTTGGTACGACATCCGTCACCGTGAGATTCATGGCTGGCGCTTTCGCTTCCGTGCGCACTTGCGTCCGTGGTTCTTATTCAGTCGAAGTCGTGAGTCAATCATTGAGGGTTATCTGTTTGACAATGACTGCGTTATTGTTGAAAAGGCTATGCTTGAGGACTATGCACCCTCAGTGTTGTTGGTCGCCCAGTACCAAAGAGATCAAGCCGCCAAGGATAGACTTAACAGGCTCATGTCTGTATGATTGGTATACCTAACTAACCGAGGTTTCTATGGGTCGTTCTACTAATCCTCGTGGTCAAAAGCCCTTGACGCTTGAACAAGTCAAGAAAGACCTCCTGAGTTTCAAGGAGCCACTCACCGCCCTCGCTGATAAGACCGCTGGTGGCTTGCGTGGGTTGACGTTGGGTACGTTTGGGTTGCCGGGCGAGATCGAGTCCCTCAGTCGCTCTGCCATCAACGCCATGTTGCAGACAGCCAGTCCACGAGCCACCGCAAGCCGTGGCAAAGACGCACCACAGATCAGCGACAAGACGTTCCTCCCCACCATGGATGAACTGAGCAAGCGTTGGTCACCCACGATCCCTGAAGGTGTGCCTGACCAGAAGTCACGAGAGCGCAGTGCGGACTATGGTGAGACGTTTGGTAAGTTTGGCGTGTTGCCGGGGACAACGGGGCTGTACCGAGGCGTGTACCGTGGAGTCAAGTCCATCCCCGCCGCTTTCAAGCACGGAGCCTTAGAGTTCGCCAAAGCCGCTGGTCAGCCTTCCACCAACATCGTCAAGTCAGGCGGCGGCAACTGGTTACGCCAAGGTCTTGATGAGCAAAGATCGTTAGGTGACGCAGGAAGAGGCAGAGCCATGCAGGGCTGGAACCGCCAACCACCTGAGCACCAAGCCAGATACCCTGAGCGCCAGTTAGGTGCAGTAGCCGACGATACGGTGGCTGATTGGGCAAACAACAACATGCTCAAGTACATGGCGAACCAAATGGGTACAAAGAACGATCCTGTACGCAAACTGGCAGAGCAAAACATCAGCCACTTCGGTATGCGCCCTGATGAGTTTGGCGAGTTCCCATTTGTCAAGCCATCTGACCAAACCAAGAAGTTACGCAAGCAACACACAGAGCGAACTGGCGAAGACTCGTCTATGGCGGACTCATCGCTTGCCATGCATTGGGAGAACTCATCAGACAACGCCATCAAAGCGACGACAGTTGGCGACATCAAGAACGCTCCCAACTTTTACGGGTCTTTA